CCTCTCTATATACTATACTTAGATAGTGATCACAACGGTTAACAAAATCGTCGTTGTCGAAAATACGCTTATAATCTTTTTGTAAAAGATTAAAATTAAAAATATAAGCTGTATTAAGACGCGTCACTTCATAGTTATCAAAGAAACTCTTTGATAATAAAGCCGTTAAGGCTTCTATAATAGTATAGCGAGATATAGCTTCGAATCCCGGTGTGTTAGGAGCGATTCCTTTCCTTTGGAATCAATCCCCCCAATTAGGAGATGATTTATCCGTAAGATTGGGCATTAAAGCCCAATGTAATAGGAACCCTGCTCTTGATTTTAATGGTAAGGAATTTAGTTTACCTAAGACCTTATAATTAAAACCAAAGATTCTAAACACACTAGCAATTCTCACTTTATATCTAAAATTAGAGAATAAAGTTGCTAAAACCGCAATATTTTGCGAAACTAGCGAGAATTCTTTTAGTGGAACTGCTGAAATTATACCCTGTACCGGATGAACGAGACGCTTAGCAAATTCAAACACTCCTTTGTTAGAAACTAAAGATTTATTTAAATTAATCTGTACTCCTAATTCTTGAGTCATGAATTTGTAGTAGTAGTTAGCTACTATCTCGTTTCATATTATAATGTCGTCCCCTAAGACCATATATTGGTCGAAGGGTTTGTTGAGTTTTAGAACTTTATCTTTTATTGCTTGCTTAACTGAATACTCAACTGCAAAATGATGAGTAACAGCTAGCATAGCTCAAGAAGATAAAGCCCCCATTGGTTGTCCAACTGCATAACGAACACTCTTAGGGTAGTTCGGATTGCCTTTCTCTCAAAATAAGTGTTGATATTTAGAAGGGAGATAATAATCTCTACCTACTAATACTTCACCTCATGCTGTACCTAATCCATCTTTTAATCCGTTTAGGATTTCAATCTGGATAGATAATGGAAGTCTGTCAGTAGCAGCTGATAAGTCATAACTAAAAACTTTGTTGATAGTTTTACTTATAGCTACCCGGGCTCGTTCCACACCAGCAACTTGATCGAAAGTAGCATCGACTCCCTTAAAT